TTTTCTAGTAAGGCATATGGTAAAGATTACACATATGTGCCAAAGCCATACACGAAACAACAACTACAGAATCAAGGTAAGATTGAGAAAAAAAAGTATACAACATGTCGTTTAAAAAAAAGAATAAAATCTAAAACGGGACAGATGGCTTGTATTTATATAGGTAATAATAGAACTTATGAGTTGATGATTGAGAGTTGGTGCCCAAAGCAATACAAATGTCGGTATAACCCGTGGGGGAAAGAGCCGAATATCGATGATGTCATTGAGTCTTTGAACAATGCAACGAAAGGTAAATAAATGGAAAATATGGTATTAGATGCGTGGAATGATTTATCGTACCTAGAAGGTATACTATTTACATTTTGGTTATTTATCTTATACTATGGTAAATGTTGGATAGATTCGAGATTTAAATGAGTTTTAGTTTTGAGACATTTCTTAAATGGAAGATTCTGCCAAGGTTTATGATGCTTGCCAGTACTATAATGTCATGGCGTTGTGCAGAATGGTTTATGAATTTAGATAACCCAACAATGCAACAATCAGCGTTTGTGTCTGTTGTGATGGGTGTTATGACAGGTATCTTTGGTATATGGATGGGTCATGAGAATAAATAAAAGGAATATAAAATGTTAACAGCATTAATAGGTCCAGTAAGTAATCTTCTTGGCAAGTTTATAGAAGACAAAGACATGAAGAACAAGTTGGCACATGAAGTGGCAACGATGGCTGAGAATCATGCACAAGAATTAGCTAAAGGTCAGCTAGATATAAACAAGGCAGAAGCGAAGCATAGATCTATTTTTGTTGCCGGATGGCGACCCTTTATCGGTTGGACATGCGGTGTTGCCCTATGTTGGCATTTTGTCTTAGCACCTGTTACTATGTTTATATGTGCTTATTTAGATGTTATTATACCAGAATTACCTACGTTTGATATGGGTAGTTTAATGACTGTGTTGATGGGGATGCTCGGATTGGGCGGACTTCGCAGTTTTGAAAAGTACAAAGGATTGACAAAGTAATGGCTAGAGTAAAACAATTTGCAGATGATTTAGGTATAAGTAAAGATCAAGCACAAACATTAATTAACAAAGGTCGTAACCGAAAAGACGGTGGATCGCAAATCTTGGAGAGTGTAATGAAACCAAAAAAATACGGTGGTGGTGGTTCTAATAAAGTCACTAAATTGAAAAAAGGTGACAATTCAAAAGCAACAATGGGTAACTTTAAAAATTTAGTAAGTGCAGCAGTTGCAGGTAAAATTTCTCCAAAAGAAGCAGAAGAAGCCATAAGAAAACTAGCGTTGAGTACACCCAAAGTAACTAAAAGAGATGGCGGAAGTTATTCAAAAGGTGCTGATCCTTTAAATTTAGCAGGACCGAAAAAGGACAAGAATAAAAAAGCTGGTATAGACGGTCCTTCTAAAACAAGCAAAAAGAAAGACTTTTCAGATTTTGCAACAAAATCAAAAAGAAAAGCTAGATCTGTAAAAAAACCAGTGCGAGTAGCCAACGTAGATGATTTTAAAGAAGCTCCAAAGTTAGACAAACAAAAGGCGGGTGCTGAAAAAATGTTAAAAACTGTAAAGATGGCGGCAAGTGATCTACCACGAGGAGCTGGAGGTCCTGTTCCTAGAAATAGAAAGATAAAAAGAAGAGATGGCGGAGCCACTGACTTTGGTATGTTAAGTGTTAAAGCAGGTATAGATAAAAACTCAAAAGCAACACAGGCGGACAGAATAGCAGGAGCTAAAATGAAGGAAAAGCCAGTTACCAGAGCTAAAGGTGGTGGCATGGCGATTCAAGGACTAGGATTTAAAGGAGTTCGTTAATGGCTGATGATGGTTTTTCAGATGTAGCTGACGTAACTGACGAAGGTTATGATTTTGCACCAGACCCCTCAAGTGTTGGTATGGACTCTGGTGACAATTCTGAAGCATACAACTCTGCTGTAGAAAATCAAACACAAAAACAAGCATACACTACCATGAGAGGTGCTACGGCAACTAATCCTTTTCCAGAGTCTTTCTTTTCTCAAATGTTTGGTGCAGAAAATGTTAACTACACTAATATTATTGGTTCAGATAGAATTGCAGAAATAAATGATCTTAGATACAATCAAGCCACTGGTGGAATGTCAAATAGGACAGGAGCAAACACAGGCAAACCTTATCAAATGGGTGATTATTATATTGGTCAACCCACACAAATGGGAACAGTAAAAGAAGTTCCTCAAACTGGCATAATGAGTGTCATGGATAATTTGCCATACATAGGAGCTATATCCAGTGTGATGGGAAGAAATAGAGGACTACCAGAGAATGATCCTCGCCGCATAGCAATGATGGAAGAACAAGCCAAGTCTGCAAATGATCCAACTGTTTTTGATAGAACGTCTGACTTTGTAAAGTCTATATTAGGTCTTGATCCAAAAGATTCTGGTGCTTCTTTAGCTGCAAGTCCTATAGGCGAAGGACAAATGAGAGTTCCTGATAATAGAACTTTTGATGCTTTTGGAAATGTAACGGGGTCAAGTCTAGACACAACATCTGGAATAGGGACTATTAACAAAGAAGTAACAAACAACGCTGTCAATAATATTGTTCCTACTAATTTACCTGTTGAAACACAAGCTATGCTTAATGTTTTAAATAAAGATCCGAGTAAGCTTAAAGCTTTTGAGTTTATGGCAGACAGACCCGGAATTAGTTCTTATCAAGGTGCTCAACAAGCACTAGATATATACAATAAGAATACAATTTAATGTACATAACAGATTTCCTTCAAAAATATAAAAAAGATTTACAGACTAGAGTAGATGATATAAGTATTTCCTTGACCAGTGGCAGTGCGTCTGATATTGGTCATTATAAAGCAATGGTAGGTGAAATACAGGGATTAACCTACGCATTGGAACATATACAAACCCTGCTAAAAAAGGTTGATGATGACTCTAATAGTACCAGAATACGTTCTAGCACAGAGGAACGCTAAGAAAAAAGCCGAAGAAGAAGCAAAAAAATTAAACTTAACACAAAGAATACCACAACCCACAGGTTGGCGAATATTAGTTATGCCTTACATGGGCAAAGAAAAGACTGATGGTGGTATTTATGTACCAGATCCAGTAAGAGAAAGAGAAGCCCGAGCTACGGTCACTGCATATGTGGCGAAAGTGGGACCTCTTGCATACAAAGATATAGACAAATTTGGAGAAGAAGGAGCGTGGTGTAAGGAAGGCGATTGGGTTTGCATTGGTCGTTACGCTGGTTCACGATTCCAGATAGAGGGTGGGGAAGTTAGAATAATCAATGACGATGAAGTCATTGCAACCATTGTCGATCCTGACGACATCAAAACATACGGAGCCTAGTATGCAAGAAGAAAATCCTAAAGTTGAAGAAATTGAAGAAGAAGGTCAAGAAATAGAAATAGAGGAGAAGGTTGATGATAGCAAAGAAGAAGTTGTCGTTGATACCAAAGCTACAACCGAAGATAAACAGGCAGAGTCTGATGACTTGTCTGAGTATTCGGACTCTGTTAAGAAACGTATTAGCAAGCTCACATCCAAGTTTCGAGAAGAAGAGAGACAAAGAAACGAAGCAATTAAATTTGCTGAGTCTGTTAAGAAACAAAACGAAGAATTAAAATCTAAATTAGATAAACTAGATAACACTTATGTGGGTGAGTTTGATACTAGAGTTCAGTCTCAATCAATCGCTGCAAAAGAAGCATACAGAAAAGCTGTCGAAGAGAACGATGTTGATGCTATGTATGAGGCTTCACAGAATATATCTAGAATAGCTATGGAAGAAGCTCGTCTTAATCAGCTGAAAACAAGAAAAGAAGAACAGGCAAAAGAAGCCGAAACAGCACCAGCTCAAGGACAACCTCAAGCACAACAACCTCAAGCAAGACCAGATCCTAAAGCAGAGGATTGGGCAAAGAAAAACACATGGTTTGGATCAGATCAGACTATGACTTATGCAGCGTTTGGACTGCATAAACAACTAATTGAGGATGAAGGGTTTGACGCAACGTCAGATGAGTACTATACTGAATTAGATAATAGAATTAGATCAGAGTTTCCGCATAAATTTGCTGAAGCTCCGAAAAAATCTAATAGTCCCAGAGTCGCCTCTGCTGGGACAACGGCTTCTAAGTCGTCATCACCAAAGGGACGCAGAACAGTCAAGTTGACTGCTTCGCAGATAGCGATTGCGAAACGTCTGAATGTTCCGCTTGAAGAATATGCTAAGTATGTGAAGGAGTAGAAACATGGCAGAAAAAAGAACAACACGAGATAATGAAAGTCGTGCAAAGACCCCGGCAAGAAGAAAACCGTGGGCACCCCCATCAAAGTTGGCTATGCCAGATGCACCCGCTGGGTACAAACATCGTTGGATCAGAACTCATTTAAGAGGTGAGGATGATAAAACGAATATGCACTCAAGGTTGCGAGAAGGTTGGGAGCCAGTGAGGGCGGATGAATATCCAGATTCTGGAGAGATGTATCCGACCATTGAAGAGGGTAAGAATGCAGGGGTAATCGGAGTAGGTGGTTTAATGCTTGCACGAATACCAGAAGAAACGGTAGAGGAAAGAACTGAATATTATCGGGACCAGACCCGCAACCAGATGAAAGCCGTGGATGAAAACCTAATGAGGGAACAACACCCCTCGATGCCAATCAGTAATGAGAGGCAAAGTCGTGTATCTTTCGGTGGTAAAGCAAAACCAACCGAGTAACTATAATGAAGCTATAAGGAGCTAAATAAATGGCTAATGTAAACGTAAAGTTTGGGTTAAAGCCGATTAGTGTTATTGGTGGTGGCATCAATTCTACTAGTCAGTATTTTATCAAAAGCGATGCTTCAGCGATTTTCCAGGGTTCTCCAGTTGAAGTCGAGTTGACAGGTGGAACCGCAGCAATCATAACAAGTGCCGATGGAGATGGTAAACAACTCCTTGGTGTTTTTGCTGGATGTGAATACGTTGATGCGTCAACAGGTAAATTAACCTTTAAAAACACATGGGCAGGGTCAGGTACTGCCGATACTAACCACGATATAAAGTGTTTTGTCTATGACAATCCAATGCAAAAATTTATTATTGCATCAGATGGGACTAACACTAATAAGGCAACTGCAAGAGCAGATATATTCAAAACAGCACAATTAGCTACTGCTACTGCTGGAAATACCACAACTGGTCTTTCAAGTGCTATGATTGATATATCAACAGCTGAAGCATCAGATCCTTCAAACCCTCTAATGATTGTGGGTATTCATGAAGATGTGACTAACGCTGATCACTCTGCCGCAGGTATCTCTTATATCGTTAAACTCAACAATCATGTATTTGCCAGTTCTTCTGGTGATGCTGATGCTGCTATATCATAAGGAGTCTTAACTATGGCAATTTCAAGAGCACAACTCGCCAAGGAATTAGAGCCGGGTTTAAACGCCCTCTTTGGTATGGAGTATAATAGGTATGAAGGTCAACATTCAGAAATCTTTGACACCGAGTCATCTGACAGAGCGTTTGAAGAAGAAGTAATGTTGAGTGGATTTGGAGCTGCACCGACTAAGTCGGAAGGTAATGCAGTGACATTTGACGATGCAAATGAGGCTTATACTGCAAGGTATAACCATGAGACAGTTGCAATGGCGTTCTCAATAACAGAAGAAGCCGTAGAGGATAACCTTTATGACAAAATTTCTTCTCGTTACACAAGAGCACTTGCAAGATCTATGGCACATACTAAGCAAGTAAAAGCAGCAGGTGTATTAAATAATGCATTCGACACAACTGTAACCGGTGGTGACGGAAAAGCATTATGTGTAGCAGATCACCCATTAACAAATGGTGGAACTCTAGACAATGTTGCAGCAGCAGATCTTAACGAAACATCTTTAGAAGATGCATTAATCAATATTGCAGGTTTTACAGATGAGCGTGGATTAATCATTGCTTTAAGAGGCATGAAGTTAATTATACCTCGTCAGTTACAATTTGTAGCAGAAAGATTGATGGCTTCTAATATGAGACCAGGAACAGCAGACAACGATGTCAACGCTGTACAGTCAATGGGCATGTTACCAAATGGTTATGTGGTCAATGACTTCTTGACTGATACAGATGCTTTCTTCATTAAGACAGATGCACCGAATGGTCTAAAGCACTTCGAAAGAATGTCTTTAGCTACTGCGATGGATCCAGACTTCGAGACAGGAAACATGAGATATAAAGCAAGAGAAAGATATTCTTTTGGTTTCTCTGATCCTCGTGCCGTGTTTGGTTCACCAGGAGCGTAAGCTTAATTAAAACTTTAAAGAAAGGGCAGTTACATACTGCCCTTTTTTGTGTATAATAAACTAAACCTTGACAGTCGGATAAACTGACTGACATTTGCCAAGACAAGGAGATTGATATGGCTAATACAACTTTTTCGGGTCCAGTCCGTTCCGAGGGTGGATTCAACATAATTTCAAAAGATGGTACCACAGGTGCTATTACAACTGTAGCTAGTACTGCTTCAACTGGAATTGTAACAAATAAATATGTAAAGCATGTTGGTTACGCTACTGGTGTAACTGTAAATACAACTGCTGGAGATAGTCCTGCAATCGGTGAATTTACACAACCTGCTAATACAATTATCACCGACATTAAAATCTTTTGTGACACTGCTCCCGTTATTGGAACTGGTGACATTGGATATGAGGTTGGTACATCTAGTTCTGGTGCTCAAATCGTTGCAGCAGTAACTGATGAGATTTTAGATGGTGGCACAACTGTAGTAGAACATAACGTCACAACTACAACATTGGTAGCACAAACACAAAGTGGTACAACTGCTCCAGCTTCTGTTCAGTATACAGACACAGCAAGAACTATTTTCTGTAACATTACCAACACAGTTGATGCAACAACAGCGGGATCTTTCACATTCATTATTGAATATGTTCAAATCGCTTAATAGGAGGTTAGCATGGCATCTAGATCTGATGTAAAAGCGTTTAACCATGACCAAGGAGATGATGCAGCAGTAGTAGGACCTACGAGATCAAGGATAAGACAAGTTGTGATCTTTGGTAATTCTGCTGGTGTATTGACTGTTAAAGATGGATCAGGTGGGGCAACTATAGTGCTTCAAAGTTTTCCTACTGGTTTACATACCTTAAACATTCCAGATGCTGGTGTGTTAGCTGAAAGTGGAGCATATATACATGGTTTCACTGGCAGTGGTAACAAGCTGACTATATTCTTGTCATGACTAGAAAGAGGGATAAACAACCTCCGAAAACTAAAAAGTATTTCCGCTCTACTAAAAGTGGGGCGGGAATGACTAAAAAGGGTGTTGAAAAATATCGTAGAGACAACCCTGGAAGTAAACTAAAAACGGCTGTTACTGGTAAAGTAAAAAAAGGTAGCACCGCTGCAAAGAGACGTAAGTCATATTGTGCACGATCAGCTGGGCAAATGAAACAATTTCCAAAAGCTGCAAAAAATCCTAATAGTAGATTAAGACAAGCTAGAAGACGGTGGAAGTGCTAATGAATACTAAAGAGATTTCAACTGGTGTAATGATAGTTTTATTTGCAGGTGCGATTGGGTGGTCCGTATCTACTTTGATTGAGGTGGATAAGAGAACAGCTATTATGGCAGAAAAAGTATCTGAAAATCACAAAATGATAAAACCTTTATGGGAAGATTTTATTAGGAGAAAGCAAGATGGTTATGTCGAGAGGCTCGATGAGCAAACAAATAGCAAAGTCGGTTTCAAGTGGAAATAAAAAACGACCAAAAAGAAAACGAAAAACAAAAAATATTCAGAGGAAGTCCTGTTAAGTATTGTTTAAATTGTAAAAAGAAAAGATGGACTTGTACTTGTTACAAGGTCAGTGGATTAGAGGAGTTAAGAAGTGCCAAAAGACGCATGTTATCGCAAAGTAAAAGCAAGATTTA